CGGGCGAGCTTGGCTCAATGCGAGTTGGCTCACGACTTGACCCAGATGTTGCTCAGTTGGTTGACAGCCTCCGCAAGATCAGGATGGCCTAATGGCGAGTATCGCTGAACTACGCACTGCGCTTGCAACAAACCTTGGCACGATTCCTGGACTAAGAACCTCAGAGTTTATTCCTGACAACCCAAGCCCTCCGATTGCGATTGTGCAATTTGACCGCGCTCAGTATCACCTCGACATGAGAAACGGTATGGCAGAGTATAACTTTGTTGTTCAGCTCATTGTCGGCAGGGTTGACGAAAGAACTGCACAGCGAAACCTTGACGCTTACTGTTCAAGCACAGGAGCCTCATCGGTGTTGCTTGCGGTAGAATCAGACAGGACACTAAACAACAAGGCCTTTGATTGTGTAGTGACTGAGATGTCTAGCTATGGCCCAGTCCTTATCAACGACATCACCTACCTCGGTGCTGAATACCAAATCCGAGTGCTTGCAAGCTAACTAAGGAGAAACACATCATGGCAAAAATTGTCTTGACTAACGCGGTTGTGAAGATCAATGGAACTGACTTCTCAACCAATGTCAACCAGATTGAGCTTGCGCTCACTGCTGACGAGATTGACACAACTGCATTTGGCACAACTGGCTGGAGAACCGTTACTGGTGGACTAAAGTCTGGCTCAGTAACCCTCTCGCTACACAACGACTACGCTGCAGGTGCAGTTGACTCAGTTCTATACGGACTGTTCAACACCTCTGCAACTTTTGTTGTTCTGCCAAACGGAACCGCTGCTGGTTCGTCAAACCCTGGCTACACCTTCCAGGCTCTTGTCAACAACCTGCAGCCTGTTTCTGGCGCAGTCGGAGACCTAGCAGTTCAGAGCTTGACCTTCCCAATCAACGGTGAGGTCACTCGCGCAACCGCATAACCACCTAATAGATAAGGGGAATACAAATGAAAATACAGCTAGAGGTTGAATACACCGATGGCACAAAGGTAGAGGTCAGCTGCTCTGCTCCTGACATTGTGAAGTTCGAGGAAAAGTTCGACATCGCAATTACTACTGCTGCAACCAGCATGAAGCTAACACACTTGCTTTATCTGGCTTACGCATCAGTAAGCAGGAACAAGCAGACTGATCTCACCTTTGACAAGTGGACTGAGACCATCGAAGGTATTGGGGCTGCAGAGTCCCCAAAATCAAAGGGCTAGGCGACAGCTCCCAACACTGGGAGATTGCAGCCCTAGCCTGTGAGACTGGTATTGCTCCAACTTTGCTTATGGCAGAGACAGAGCGAATGAGATTCACAATGATGCGTTATCTAATTTGGAAAGCGCAACCAAGGTAACCGCTCCCAAAAGGGGCGGTTTTCCTTTAGGTAGAATAGACATGAGGTGACGGATGCTAAAGATGCTACTAACAGGCGCTAAGGGCAAGCCTTACTCGGTGCAAGACATCCGCGCTCTTCAGAGGAAGCTTAAGGCCATTGAGCCTAATTTGAGAACTCAGTTTGTCCGAGAAATCAAAGCGATTGCTAAAGAGCCAAACGATGCAATCCGTAACGCGATCCCTACAACCTCACCTCTGTCTGGCATGACTAAACCAGGCGCAAAGATAAAGTGGGGCGAAGTAACAAAGGGAGCAAAGTCAGGTGGAGCTAAGTCCACGACTATTAGATTCAGGACTCAAGCAGGTGGCAAGTCTCTGACCACAACCCTATTGGGCATTAGAGTCAACTCCGCTGCTTCCTCTATTGCAGACATGGCAGGTCGCTCAGGCAGTTATGTTGGCAAAGGCTACAGAGGTTCAGGCCAGTCAAGACCGATTCGCAGAACTTATGCTGACGGATCACAGTCGCTAGAGTTTCGCAGGGACTCAACTCGCAAGGCTGGGGATGCGTTCATCCGCAACCTAAACAACGCAATCGGAAACAGACCATCTCGCATGGCGTGGAAAGCTGCAGAGAAGAGCTTGCCCAGACTTTCAAGACAGGTTCAGTTTGTCGTTGACAAATGGGCGATCACAGCAAGTAGAGGATTCTAATGTCAGTAATTGTAGGAATCAAGTCAGTCTTTGATGACAAGGGCATTAGAAACGCTCAGGCAGAGTTCAGCAAGATTGGCAAGAGCATTACCAAGGTCGGCGCTGGAGTCGGTGTCGGTATCGGTCTTGCTGCTGCCGCCACAACTAAGTTTGCTATGTCTGCTCTCAAGAGCGCTGAGAATGTGCAGATTGCTCAGAACAGACTTGACCAGGTTGCCAAGTCAATGGGAATCTTTGGCGCTGAGGCAGGCGCAGTATCTGAGAGACTTGGGAAGTTTGCAGAGGCTAATGAGCTAATCATTGGCGTTGACGCTGAGGTCATCAAGGCAACTCAGGCCAAGCTTCTAACCTTCAAGGAACTCGCTCTTACTGCTGACACTGTCGGTGGCGCTATGGACAGAGCAACTATGGCGGCAGTTGACCTAGCTGCTGCTGGGTTTGGTTCTGCTGAGACTAACGCGGTGCAGTTGGGTAAGGCGCTCAATGACCCAATCAAGGGAATCACTGCTTTAGGTCGTGCTGGTGTCACCTTTACCCAGCAAGAGAAAGACAAGATCAAGACTCTTGTTGAGTCTGGCAACATGCTCGAGGCGCAGAACACAATCCTTTCTGCCATTGAGACTCAGGTTGGCGGCACTGCTAAGGCAACTGCTAGCTCGTTTGAGATTATGAGCCTCGCCATGGAGAATGTCATGGAAGAGGTTGGACTGGCTCTTATGCCAGCCTTCAAGGACTTGGCTGAAGTTATTGTCAAAGATGTTGCGCCGCTGCTCTCTGACCTCGGAGAGAAGATTGGGCCTGCTCTTGTCTCAACCCTAGAACTCATTACAGATGTTATTGAGCAAGCAACAGACCCAACAACAGACCTAGGCAAATCCTTTGCAGGTCTTGATGAGGCGTTTAGCCTTTTGGTTGATGTCCTAAAGGGTGGCAGAAGCGACCTAGACACAACCACTGACACACTCGGCGGTCTTGCAGATGCGCTGAACTTTGTCATCACAACCCTTGCTTCATTCATTGCTTTCCTAAAGAGCTTCGGCCCCGCTCTTGATGCACTGATGAAGGGCGACTTTGCAACCTTCCAGAAGTGGCTTACAAGCGACCCAATCGAGTTCGTTGCAGGACTAGAGAAGGCAGAGGGCGCTGTCAAGGGCTTGAGTGGCGCGATGAAGGGCCTAAAGTCAACAGTCAATACAACAAGCCTTTCAGGTATTTTGGCAGCGTCAGGAACTCCTAGGGCTACTGGGGTTGGCGGTGCTTCTGCTGCAGGTGCAGGAGGCAAGAAGGCAGATGTCGAGACAACCAAAGAGCGCTTTGCTGCAGTGCAGAAAGTTATCAAGGATGCTCAGAAGAAACTCCTAGCTGCTGAAGAGGCTTACACACGCACTCGCTTTGAGCTAAATAGAGACACTGAGAATGACATCACTGGTCTGCGTAAGGATGCGCTCAAGGCTCAGCTCGACTTAGTAAAGGAATCACAGCAGAGACTAACTGGCGCTTTCGCTTCAGCAACACGCTTGAGCCTGGGTGACCTATTTGGCAGAACCACAACCACAGAGATTGAGACCCAAGTCAAGAGGCTTAGCTCAACGCTGACCCTTTCGGTATCGCGTGAGACCGAGAAGGTTGCCTTCTCCTCTGTAAGCAACATTATCGAGGGACTAAGCAAGAGACTGGCAGAGTCTAGGCGCTTGCTCACAAATGCCTCACAGCTTGCCTCAGAGGGCTTCTCACAGACCTTTATTGAGCAGGTCATAGAAACAGGCGCGGAGACAGGCAATGCCCTAGCTGACGCAATTCTAGGTGCAACACCTGAGTCCAAGGCTGAGATGAGAAGGCTCTTTGGAGAGCTTGAAACTGTCTCAGAGACTGGCATGGATGCAGTTGCTAAAAACATCTATGACAAGTTTGGTCTTGCAACTCGTGAGCTAAACAATCAGTCAAAGGTTATTCAGGATGAGCTGCTAACAGCTATCGCTGACAGGCAAGCACTATTGGCAACCTCTTTGGCTGATGCTGGTTACCAGTTCGGCATTGCGATCAAGGGCATCAAGGATGCGTTCCTTTCTGACCTTGAGGGCTTTGACGGATGGTTCGCAGGACTTGGCAGCACGATTGACAAGCTCCTTGCCAAAATGGGTCAACTCTCTGGTATTGCGGTCACGGATGTTCAGAAGGCAATCACAGCTCCGAGTGCAGGAACAGTCTTGGCAGGGGCGGCAGTTACGAACAATGTCGCAATCAAAGAGATTGGCAAAGCAGGTGGAATCGTCATTGACTCAATGGCAGATGTCGCTGGAACTATTGCCTATCTGCAGGCGCGCATTGATGCAGCTAACACCTACATCCGCTCATCAAGCTCTAACGCAATCCAAGAAGCCTCTGCTCGCAATCAGATCCTAGGCTTTACTGCAGAACTGGCAAACCTCCGAGGAGCTGCTGCCACAGGCACAGCCGCAGGAACAGTTGTCAACATCAATGTCAAGACCGACTCAACCCAGTCACAGGCTATGGTTGGAAAAACCATCGGTAACATTGTGACTAAGTATGTGACCACAGGTGGTCAGGTTCTAGTGAGTGGACAGAACTAATGGCAATCCCAGTCCCACTGGTAGAGATTGGCTTTGACATTGTTGGCTTCAACGCGCCCTTCTTTACTCTTGATGACCCAACTAAGGGACTGCTAGACAACACTGAGTATCCTCTTGGCGGTCAGATTTTCTATGATGTCACCGACAAGGTGAAGAGCATCGCAACAAGGCGAGGAAAGAACAGACAGCTTGACGAGTTCGACCCTGGTCTTGCCAATGTGCTGTTCGACAACAATGACAGAACCTTCGACCCTGAGTATGCGCTAAGCCCTTACTTCGGGCAAGTCATTCCTAAGCGAGCAATCCGCATCAGCTCGGGTGGGAATCGAATCTTCACAGGTGTCGTTGATGACTGGAACCTTGACTACTCGCCAGGTGGCAACAGCGAGGCTTCAGCGGCCTCCTCAGACGCTTTCACACTGTTCAACACTCAGACACTCCCAGCAGGAACTGCAACCGCTCAGTTGGCAGGACAGCGCGTCAATGCAATCCTTGACCTGCCAGATGTTTCATGGCCTGAGTCAGAGCGTGACATTGAAGTAGGTCAGACACAGCTTGGCGCTGATGTGTTTCCAGAAGATGCGAATGTCCTTGAGTATCTTCGACAGGTTGCACGATCAGAGCCAGGCAATGTGTTCATGTCAGCAGATGGCAAGGTTGTGTTCTCAGACCGCAGCCCTAACTCTGATGGCTCGACCCTGACCTTTGCAGATGACGGAAGCGGTATCCCTTATCAGGGCCTAAAGGTTGTGTATGGCTCAGAGCTTCTTTATAACGAAATCGTGCTTGGCTCACAGTTCGCAGGAACCTTCCTAGCGCAAGACCCAACATCAATCGCAGATTATGGTGTTCTAAACCTTACGCAGATTGACCTACTGACCGCTGACGCAAGTTACCTTGAGACCCTGTCGGCTTACTACGCCATCAAATACAGTCAGCCTGAGTATCGCTTTGAGTCTTTGGATGTTGTGCTTGATGAGGTCTCCTCTGCAGATCAGCAGACTATTCTTGGGCTTGAGATTTCGGACTTTGTAACAATCAAGTTCACACCTAACGGAATCCCTCCTGCTATCGTCAAGATTGCAGAGGTCATCCGTATTGACCATGACATCACACCTGATGCTCATGTGGTATCTATCGGCTTTGCAACAGTTGACAAGGGCTTCTGGACTCTTTCAGATGGCATCTTTGGTAGACTGTCAGCAGGTAATGTGTTGGGATTCTAATGGGACTAGGCAGAAAAGTATTCACCGCTGGGCAGATTCTGTCGGCAGCGGATGTTCAGGGTTACCTGCAAGACCAAGCCATTATGGTTTTCTCTGGCACTGCAGCACGAACCGCAGCCATTGGAACCCCTGCTCCTGGGATGCACTCCTACAGGACTGATGGCACAATCGTTGAGGTTTACAACGGTGGTTCTTGGGTCAGCGCAAACTCAGTCGGCGGCTCAATCACCATCAATGCCACAAATGTGGTAAACAGCCTGACAGCTTCTACCGCAACTGCTTACACCTTTGCTTCAGGTGATCAGAGTTCAGTCCTACAGTTCACAAACGCAGGCACAGTCACCGCAACAGTTGGCACTGCAACCGCGCTCACCTCGGGTCAGCGCATTGATGTTGTGGCAGACGGTGCAGCAGGTGTAGTCATCACCGCAGGTTCAGGTGTCTCTTTCGCAGGGGCAGGAACAACCGCAAGCTCCTACGCTGTCACCCAATACGATGCAGCGACAATCCTTTGTGTCAGCTCAAACGCTTACCGCATTATCGGTAACATAACCGCGGTCTAGGAGAACTCATGTCAGGTTGGAAATCTTGGGCAATCGGTGAGGTCGTTGAGGCAGACGACTTCCAGACTTACATTCAAAACCAAGCGGTTCAAAACTACGCAGGAACCGCAGCTCGCACCGCAGCTCTAGGCACATTCGTTGCAGAGGGCATGGTCAGCTATCTTGCAGATACAAACACACTTCAGTTCTACAACGGAACAGCTTGGGAGAATGTCTCAAGCCCAGGTGACATCACAGCAGTAACCGCAGGAACCGCGCTAACAGGTGGAGGCTCATCGGGCGATGTGACTTTGAATGTCAACCTTGCTGCAGTTGGCTCCTCAGTCTTGGCCTCACCTAACATCACTGGCACTGCAGTCATGGCTAATGGAACTGTGACTGGTAACTTTGTTGTTGGGGGTGACTTAAGGGATGTTAACTGGATTACCTTGCGAGCGCTTGCCACAGACGCATCAGGCAACGCTGTCACCTCGGCAGTAACTTCAACAGAGCTTGGTTATGTTTCTGGAGTTACCTCTGCTATTCAAACACAGATCAATGCTCGAGTCTCACAAACAAATGGAGTAGTGACAACAGCAGCAGCAGGTTCAGCAGTCGTGCGAAACATCACCCTTTCAACAGCAGTTCCTTCCGGCGGCTCTGATGGCGATGTTTGGCTTCAATACACACCATAAGGGGAGCTAATGCCAGCAAGTGCAAGAGTCGGCGGCAGTTTCAAATCCGTATCTAAACTCAGTTGCAAGGTTAGTGGAACTTGGAAAGATGTTTCCAAGGGAGGGTCTGGGTGTTGAACAGTGTGAAAGCGTCTGAGGAGGCCGCTGAAGCCTCGCTGTTGCCACCTGGTGAATAGTCCAAG